CTGTGCTTCAGCTTGCGCTCTAAGCAATGTATTTTGTTCAGCAATTAACTTAGCACCACCAGCGGCTTGTTGTTGATTCGTCAATCCGAATGCTTGCGCTCTTGATATTTCTTGTCCCGGTCTAGCATTTAATATTTGATTAAACGCACCAGAATTAATTTGATACGTACCACCAACACCAGCGGTTGTTTGATATGGGGCTCCAGGCATACCATAATTGTTCAAGCCAGGACCGAACATTGAAGTTTGACTTATGCGATTTCCGTAGTCTACTCCAGCCGCTCTAATATCTGCTTGAGTAGCAGGCGCACCTGTGTCAGCATACACATACTGCTTAGTTCTAGGATCAAACAGTACAGATTTATTTCTATCATCTGCACCCATCATTTTTGCAAATGGTTGAGTTGCTCTTTCACCTAATGCACTTGCAAAGTATGAGATGCCTTCCATAGGATTAGCAAAACCATACTTAGCGAAAAGAGTCTCTGGACCTAATGCAATACCACTAGCTTTACCACCGGATGCACCGAATAGTAATTGTTCAAACGCTAACTTTTTATTTCCTGCGGCGTAGTTCCCAAGAACTTGCCCCATGATACCTTGGGTTTCTCTTGCATCTAAACCACCAATGCCTTGAAAAATTGCTTTTCCAGCCATTCTAGAACCAACTTCTAGATATCCTCGTGCAAGATTATCAAAGAGTGGCGCAAACATTGGACCATACTGTTTACCTAACAGTTTAGTTGTAGCACTACTAATTATATTGCTTGTTCCAAAAATCTTTTGTAGTTGCTGGCCACGATACATATCGTCTTGGCTTGCTTGACTAAACGCTACACCAAAACCTTTAGGAAATAAACCTTTTGTTATTGCTTGAGTGAATGCTGTAGTTGCAGTACTTCTAAACTGCTGTAAAAACGTTTTATTTGTTTGTGCAATAATGTCGCTATTAGAACGAAACAGCGGTTTAAATGATTTTGTGTTTATTGCAGTACCATACGCAGATGCTTTACTAGGTAAAATAGAACCATTTGTTGTATTGATACCTTGTGCTTTTGCGATTCTTGCATTTTGTTCAAACGCTTTTTTGTCGTGAACAGGCACAGGTGCATTGCTTTTAATTTCAGTTCCACTACCACCAAGATTAAATCCAGGACCAGCGGCCAGTTTTACTCCAGGTCCATATTGATTTTTATTAAATGGTCTAGAAAATGCGGCTAAAATTTGACTATAAGCCGAACTAGATGTTTTATCATCACCAGTTTTAGGTTTAAAATCTGACGGCATACCATCTGGCGTTTTTGGAAGATTTTTGTAATAGTCTTCGACAGCAGACACGCCTTTGATATCTAGTTGATTTCCAGAACGATATCCTTCAACTTTAAATTGCTTTTTAAATCCACCAACGGTTGCGGGGTTAGGTACAACAGGAGTATTGCCCGTACTAGGTACTGTATTTTTATTTCCTGTTGCTGGCGCTGGTCCACCACCAATCTTCTTAGACATAATTGCATAGACTTCAGCTAATGTGCGAGGTCTAGGAGGAACATCTTTTGTATAGAAGATTTCTTGATTGGCCTTTGCTTGTTCTGGACCAACAAAACTAATTGCTAGTGCATTAGGATTTTGTTGAAATGCTTGTAGAAATCTAATTGCACCGCTATCGGTAGCACCCAAGCCCAAGAAGTGTGCCATGTAAAGGTCAGTTTGTGTAGGATCACGCCCTAGACTTTTTCTTAATCCTAATGCATTTTGTTCTGTAAAAAATTCTGCAACTTTTTTTGCTTTGGCTGGATCAAATCTATTTTTCTCATCTGCATAATCGGCTCTTGATATTAAGCCTCGGGCAGCCATTTTTTCGACTGTGCCACTCCACGTGCCTTTTGTGAATTGATATAGACCAGCCGCAGTTTGACCGGGTAAAGGATTTCTAGCATTAGGATCGTTACTTGATTCTGCTCTTGCTAAATTGTCAAGATAATTACTTTCTGTGACTACCTTTGCTGTGCCGTCTTTATTTGCGACACTCGGCTTCATCGTCTTTACCTGCTCATCTACTTTTCTCTTCTCGGCCATTATCTGTTGATATTTTGCCGATTGACCAGCACCTGTCGCCGATGGTTTATATTCTTTTTTGGCGGCTTCGTCTAGTGCCGCCTGACGCTTAACTAAATTATCATATTCAGTTTTAGTTTGTGCAGGTGTTTTTGCTGGTCTTCCTTCGTTAGCAAGCGCATTACTAACGGCCATGCCACCTAAAACAACACCTGTTGCAATACGACCCTGTGGAGTCATTGCTATAGCACGAACTATACTAAATACGAGTTTTCTTAACGCATATGCGCCAATGGCTCCAGCGATTAAACTTCCATCGTCTCCACCGCCATCGCCGCCACCTCCAGCGCCACCTCTACCACCTCTACCACCACCAAGTCTTTCGATTGCATTTAAAAGTTTATCGTCACGCAATGCTTGTTCATTTGCAGTTTCCTCTGCAAATAAATCTTTTCTTTTCGTATCGTTGATTTGCGCTAAGATAAGTTTAGACTGATTAACAACATTGCTGTTTAATTGTCTTAGCTGTCTGACTTGTTCAAGATTAATAACATTGCCTTGTGATTGGCTAGCAACCATTGCAACGCTTGCGCCAAATCCACCCATTGCAGAAGTGGATGATGCTCTAGGAGTAGATGTTCCGCTTGTTGACACCTTAGGTGCATTCGCACGTTTGCGTAATTCTTGTCCAAAAGCATAGGTACCAGTAAGACCTGGTGCCTCAGTCATCATTGCGCCTTTTAAGCCACCAACGAATCCTTTTCCGGCACCACTAATCGCATCTTTTGCGATACTACCGAGTGCGCTTGCGTATCCTACTGTTGCCATATATTAATTATCCTCTGTCGAATACAGAGTCTGGATCGGCTTCTGCAAATCGTGCTGATTTTCCTGTTGCTGGTTTTGATGTTGCACCAAACCCAGCCGCTGGCGCTCCAAAGCCTGTATTTCCGCCAAAGCTACTTGGTGACGAGCCAAAGCCGCCTGCTGACGAAGAGCCGTATGTTGTTGTGACACTTTGTCCGATTGGTTGCATTCCGCCATTATTTGCTCCTGCTAGTTTTTCTTGTGTACGACCAAATGCGGCAATACCAATAATAGCACCCATAGACAAATGAAATAACCCTGCACCTTGTAGTGTGATTGGCTGCCAAGCAGTCACTGGTTGTTTTAGTGACGCTTGTAATATGGACCAGAGAATCGGAAAGAGAATGAAGTCGGTAATACATGTTATCATGTAAATCCAACCCATAGCTGGACGCCATTTTGCATTCATCCAATCTTCTTTTTTCTTGTCGCTCTCACTCATTTTTTCGTATTCTTTTTGCGTAGCCATTTATCTTCTTCCTCTTTGTTGTGCTTGTAATTTTTGTTGTTCATTTATATTCTCAATATGCTGAGATAATAGCATTATGTACAATTCACGTTCAAAGGGTATCATATTCTCTAATGTTTCCAAGTCATATTTATGATGTTGCATTAGAGAAAAATTCGTTTGATAGTAGGTAGCTAGGCTTTCACCTCCTATCAGAATCCGAAAAAACTTTGCAGACCTTCCATAGTAATTTCATCTCTGCATCCGCATTTCTGACACTTCCACTCTACTTTGTGTTTTAACTTAGGCATCAACTCAAAGAACTTTGTCAGTTTCAAGTATTGTTCTTGATTTAAGTTTTCAATGAACTCTAACAACTCTTTCTTTGTATAATCTTCTTTCTTGAATACATTTTCTTTATCAAAGATGTACTCAATACTGTTGATAATTGCATCTGTTGCTAAGTCCATTTGATGCTTGTCTTCAATGTTTGAACCAGCATCTATCGCCATGTTGACGTTAGGATATTTTAATTTAATTCCAATTCCAGTTTCTTCATCAAGAACAATTTTGTCCGTATGATCTTCTTCTTTCACAACTTCAATATCCAACAAATTTAATTTTCCGTCAGTAATTCCGTCACACTCTTGAACATCAGAATTGTATCCAGTTGGGTGGCGCAATTTTAAATCGATTGTTTCTCCAATGGATTTCGCTCTCAATCTAATAAAGAAATATTCTAAGTCGAATGTTGGAATTTTATCCGTGTCTATTTTATCAATAGCGCAGTTATTGACAATTTGTTTAATTGCTGTCAGTACTGATTTTTGATCTTGTGATTCCATAGCAAGTAAAAGAATCTTTTGTTCTTTCACTAAGAATGGTCTGTATTTGATATTTGCACCTGTTGATGGTAAAGTCAATTCAAATATTGGGTTATTAATTTTTGGTAAAGCCATAGTGTTTCTCCAGTAGTTATATTAAAAATGTTTACGCAAACGTATGATATCTATACGCAATCGTTACGCCAAATCGCTGATAAGTGTTAGTTTCTTCCCAAGTTGCATTCATAGGTGTGAGTGCAATCGGATATACATCCGTGCAGGTATATCTCAAGACCACTCTACCAAAATCATCAAGTTGAGCGACTGAAAGTGTATTGCCTTTTGCATAATCGTTGTAGTATGCAACTGTTCCCGCATCTGGTGAACCAAAAGGTTTTATGATATAGTCCATCCACTTTTCAAAGAATTTTCGCTCTTTCATATCGGTGGCGCAAATAACAGACAATTGAATGTCGTTGTACGTCATATCATAACCGAGTTTGATTGTTGGACCGGACCCCATGTCTTCTGAAGTTGCAACTGTTCTTCCTGGCAATTCGGCTCTTTCGCATCTAAATTCAAAAGTTGGTTCTATATCATATTGATTGGGCTTATCGCCTCTAATACTACCACCTTGCGTGAAACTTGGACAATCCAACGACACTAAAAAATTATTTGGCCTAGCAATAGTACCAACTTTTGCACGTAAATTTGATATTGAGTAATCTTGTCCGATACGAGTGCCTGTTACTGTAACTGTGGGTAGAGTTGTTGCCATCTTATGACTTTCCTAATTGTTTGCGAGACTCTTCCCAAACACGTCCTGTGTCTGCTTTTCTGAAAGACTCTGTTGGTAGAAAAATAGCAATATCCCATTCGTTTACTTGTATCTCTAAGAATTGTGAACGCACATGACTTCTTAGATATTTTTTTAGCATCGGTTTAAAGTATCTGTACTTAGATGCCGACTGTAGAATAGAATATGAAATTTTCACTCTTGTTGAATCATCATATTTTTTATTTGTCAATGTCGAGTACAATGCATTCATTAGCTTTGCACGTAACACTGGAGGCAAATAGTGAAAGTTGATTCCTAAGAATCCATCTGATTCCAGCTTTACTGGAAAGATTAAAGGAAACGTATCGTAGTAAGGCAACTCTTTTTTCATCTTTGGGTCGTACCTGAATGCGTACATGTACCCATATTCCATAGTAGAGACTTTTCTTGCAGAGTCGGTTCTTTTCTCAAACATACCAGGAGTTATGTTTGTCATTAATTTACCTGCCGCTTGCCTGTACCAATCCCTCGCCGCTACAGTTTTTGCAGGAACGATGCCTTGGCGTGCGCCTTGAATGAGTATGTTATCGAATATCATACTTCTATTTATCTCAAATC